AGCTGCAGCAACGATCGCTTTGTCATGCTCCTCGAGAAATTGGATCCAAGTGGCGATATAGGCCGCGTCCTGGCCATCGTTATCAAAGCCAAACTCGGCGCAAAGAAAAGCGCTGGTAAGCTCGGCTACAAGCTCCTCGGCTGAATAGGCGCGATCGCCGAAACGCTTGCCAAACGTCCGGTTCAAGCGCTTTTCGGCGCCCGTCCAATGGCCAAGCTCATGGAACGCTACGCCATAATAAGCGCTCGAGCTCTTGAACGTCTCGAAAGCGGGCATATTCACGAAGTCGCCGGCCGGTTGATAATAGGCGCGGGCCTCGCCATGGCGAACGGTTGCGCCAGTCGACGCGATGAATTGATCGGCGATATCATCGCGCGCGTTGGGATTAGTGACGCGCTGGGACGCATTGGGGTCTAAAATCTTTGAGGGCAGATTGTCGCATTGGGCCACGTTGAAAACCGTATAGGCCTTGAGAAACGGAATTGAGCGCCGCACGCCGTCGTCATCCTCGCGGATGACTTTCGAGACATAGATAACCGTCTCGCCCTTTTCGCCCTTGCGGACATGGCCGCCGAGCTCGAGCGCTTGCTTGAAGGTTAGCCAGCGAGGGTCCGTGAACGCGCTTTCTTGCGCGCGCGACCAGAGCAAGATGACGTTTGCGCCCGAATAGGCGCGATTGGTGACGGCGTTGCGCGGCATGACGCCATGACCTTGGCCGCTCCAAGGCTGACGCCACGGAACAACGCCGGCCTTGAGCCGGGCGACAATACGGTCTGTGATCTCTTTATGAAGGTTACGCATTGGGATCTCCGTAATCGGCCATTATGGCCGCATTCCAGGCATAGGCGCCCGCACTAAACGACCGATTGCGCGATCGCTTAGAGCTCGCGTCTAGTCCATAAAGTTAGGGTTGATGCACCAGCCGACGAAAAGGAGGATGGCGAGCGCGACGAAAGCGATGATTTCCATCATTTGACATGCTCCACGACTGGTTCGCCCGCGCCAAAAAACCGCACGCGGTATTTGCAAGCGGGATTGCGTTCCTTCAGTTCGGCCCTTTTGGCCAGTGCATCGGCGGCCTTGGGGAAAGGCGCGAAAAGTGTTTCCCATTGGCCGCGACGAAGGCCTTGCACGGCGTAATAGATCATTGAATGCTCCTCAATTAGCGGCCACAATGGCCTCTTGATAGGAGCTTATATGCGGCCATAATGGCCAGTGTCAAGAGACAAAAGAGAATTATTTTCATGTCCTGATTGCGCCCTTCACGCAAAGCGCGTATAATTCGCGCCATGCCATTGACGGAACAAGAAAAAATTGGGCTAACCCAAGAGCTGGCGATATTGCTCGAGGCGAACGAGCCGGAGGCTATGCTGGCGGTATTGCGCAGAGTGGCGGATAGAATGGCGCGCCGCGTCATCCGCGCGTCAATCTCGGATCTCGAGGCCTTGCGCTGGCAAAAGCTCGCTGAGGCATGCGCTAGCGTGGAGAAAGAGATCGAGCTCGCCAATGCGCCCCGCAAAGCGCAACAATCGCCACTCACAACCGATACGGGCGACGAAACACCAAGCGCGGCCTAAATATCAGGTGAGTAGCGCTTTCGCGGCCTCAAAGGCCAAACCAAAAAGCCCGTAAACCTCATACCAAGTGACTAACAGGTAATCACGCAACGGATTGCGTGCACCGCGCGTGCACTCCAGCTTCATAGTCTCAACAAGCTAAACCAAGCAAACCAAACACAACGCGCCAAACGCGCCGGCCTCGCTGAAAATGGGGGCGCGGCCAAAAATCGGCGCGCGCATTAAAGGCCTTGCGACAGCTGGCGAATGGCGTTGAGCGCTGGCAATAGGTATTCCCGTGATTACAGATCACGTGGTTTGACGCGCTAAGCTATTGATATTGCTATGGTCCATAGTCATAGCGCATCGCACATGTGGATTGCATGTGGACGCAACGCGTGAGACGCGGGGATGGAGGAGAGCCCTTTTTTCCACCCAGCCGCTCGTTTGGCCCCCCCTACCACCGCCTCGACCGGAACCGGAACCGGGGGCCCCAGCGATCTCCCGGCGGCCCTATAAGTTTCACGTGAAACAGGCGTAATGTACATGCTGGATTGACAAATGAGACTTTTATTCTGAGACTGAAATAGGGTTTGAGACTGGAAAGATGGTTGACGATTTTGGGCCGCATGCTGAGCGGCATGGGGGGCGTTTGAGGCAGATCCAGAGTTTAGGTCGGCGAGGTGGGGTTCGGTTTGTTGACGCCGAGGAAGGCGCGGAAGCGGGGTCGGTAGGGGCAACGCGCCGCCTGCATGCCGATCCTGGCCTTTTGGAGCTGGCCGAGTTTGGTCGTGAGGTGAAGCGGCTCGAGGCGGCTGAGGAGCTTGTTAGGGGGACGCCGGGGACGATGAAGCTTGCGCCGGTTGTGGAGCCGCGTGGGCGAGGTCGGCCGAAGTTTGAGGGTGTGCGGCCTTGGGAGGCCTTGGGGATCAGCCGGGCTGAGTATTTTCGGCGGCGGAAGGCGGGGAAGTGACTGACGGGCCCGAGAGCGAGGCGAAGAAGGTCAGGGCGTTTGAGCTTGCCGACGAGTTTTTGGCCAAGATCGAGGCGGCCTATCACGACGACCGCGACGAGGGCATGGCGATCATGATTTTGGTGATGAAATTCATCGTCAAATATCAAATCGATCCGGGGACGTTTTTGCGCTGGCTGACCAAGACGGTCAAAAGCTCGCTCAGGACGGCGGTCGAGCGTCAGGCGCGGAGGGAGCACTGATGCGCGAGGCTTTCGAACTCGATCATAAGCTTTTGGGCGACATACTGACGCCTGAGGTGTTTCACGAGATTATCGAGAATGACAGTCGTTTGACCGGCGAGGCGCTGTTGAAGGTTTGGCGCCGGATGGAGATGCAGGGCGACCCGCCGGCCTATCTGAGGATCGAGGTCAGGCGCAGCGATATCGACCGGCTCGTCCGTGAGATCAAGCGGGATGAGAAGCTGGCCCGGCGGGCTAAAGCCGCGAAAGGGGGCCGGGCATGATTGAGAGTGTGAGCGTCGGCGAACAGAGCCTTGCCGACCTGAAGGACGCCGAGGCGGCGCTGATTGAGGCCCGCCAGGCGCTGGTGCGGGCGATGAGCGGGTTTGGCGGCCAGGCTGAACGGGAGAGGTTCATCTTCAAGGTTGGCTTCGCCCGGGGGCGGCTCGAGGGCATTTCTAGCCGCATTCACCAGGCGGGGGAGTTCGCTGAGGAGCGGCAATGATCGAGAGCGAGTTTCGCGACTGGATGCGGGGGCAATTGAGGAGCCTTGACGAGCGGATCAAGGCGCTGGCGCTCACGGTCAAGCCGCCGGCCAAGGCTGAGGCCGACAAGCGCATTCATGGCTCGATTGTCAGTCTGGGGCAGAAGCTGGTTGAGAAGGCCAAGGCTGGCCAGGTCAGATCGGCGGGGATTGTGTTTGTCGATGAGGAGGGGGTGACGATGACCGGTTGGTCGGCCGACGAGGGCTATTTCGCCCTCGCTGGGGCGGCGACGTTCATGGGCCTGCAGATCCTCGAGGAGTTCCGCAAGAGCGAGTTGGCGAATGAATCCGGAGCAGATCAAGTCGCGGGATGAATGGCCCATGAGCCCGCGCGACATCGTCAAGTCCCAATGGGAGGCTAGCCACCGCGGCGCGCTCGCCATCTGGACCATCTACGACAAGCCGAAAGACTTTCCCGACGGCTTCATCGCCCGGAGGTTCGAAGTCGGCGGCGGAAACACGGTGGCGACGGCCGACACGATCAACGGTAAGCTCGACGACATCCGCCTAGCCCTCGAGCGCGCCGGCCTGGTCAATATCTGCCGTGAGGAGGGCGACGACCCGAAGATCGTCGAAAGCTGGATATGAGCGTCGCCCTCGTCCCCACCGAGCCAGGCTTCGACCCCGATGCGATCCGCGAACTCCTGTTTCGGCACGACGGCAACGTCAGCGCCGCGGCCGAGGAGATCGGCGTTCCGGCCGAGCGGCTGCGCGCCTATGTGCGGGCGCTGCCGGCCTTAACCCGGGCGCTCGACGAAACGGCGGACCGCGGCGTCGACCGGGCGATCGCCGTCCTGTGGGAAGCTTTGCGCGATGAGGGGAGCTTTCAGAACCGCTATTACGCGGCGAAAGAGTTTCTGCGCTCCGAAGCCGGGCGAAGGCGCGGTTTCGGACCGCGCGAGACGGCGACGTCTTTGGAGGTTAAAACATCGGACCGCGCCACCACGATCACCATCAAGTGGCTCGACCCGCCGACGGAGGGATAAATGTACCAGATCAACGACTTCCAGAACCAGCTGATCCTCATCGGCAAAAAGAACCGCAACTATCCGAGCCTGGCGGCCGAGCTTAATGCGATCGCCAGCGCGCTCAACAGCGATTCGACCACCCACGATCTCACCATCGCGCTGCCGCCGGCGGCGGTGAAGCCCGACAAGAAAGCCCATACCGCATTCACCAACGAGGTCTTGTTCCTGGTCAACCGCGGCAAGGGCGGCAATCTCACGCCCTTGGCCATGTCGAACGCCATCACCGCCGAGCTCAGCAAGATCCTGCCGCCGGTCAACACCAGCGCGCCCGCGGTCACCGGCACGGGCGTGGTCGGCAATACGCTCTCCTGCACCCAGGGCAACTGGACCTATGCGCCGACCAGCTATTCCTACATCTGGCTGCGCGGCGCCGTCCCGATCACCGGCGCGTCCGCCTCGACTTATGTTCTACAGGCCGCCGACAGCGGCACGAATGTCTCGTGCCGGGTGACCGCGACCAACGCCGCCGGATCGACGCCGATCGCCTCCAACGCGATCGCAGTGGCTTAAACGGAGGAACCCCATGTCGCACAAGCCGAAGAAAACCGGCAAAAAGGGACGAAAGTGATGCCAAAAATTCTCGACGCCGCAGTGAAGCGGATCAAAGCCAAAGGCGCGAGCACTAGCAGCGCCTATGCCATGGCGACGAGCACATTGCAGAAGGCCGGCGAACTCAGGAAGGGCTCGAACAAGCCGACTGCGCTCGGCGTCAAACGCGGCCAGATGACCCGGGGCCAGCGCCACAAGCATCCGGTGTGAAGAAGCCCAAGGCCGCCTGCGCGGCTTGCGGCGCCGAGCAGCCCTATGGCCGGATCCGCTGCGACGTCTGCGGCGAGCCCCTGGTGTTCCCCACATCGTTCGTCTGCCCGCGCTGCGGGGCCGAAAGCTTCAACCTGAACGACATCGTCGAGCGTTATTGTGGACGCTGTCATCAATTTGTCGACGAGCCCCCGGTAAAAGGCTAGATTGCCAAAGCGGTATTTTCCCCGGGGATCAAAATCCATGCGCGCTTCTCATCTTTTCGCCTTGTCCGTGTTGGCGTTGCCGGTTGCGCCGGCCCACGCGGCGACTGAAATCACGGTCGAGAACATCGGCAGCGTGCTCAACGAAAGCCTGGCGCTGCCGGCCGAGGACACCCCTGGTTCTGGCATTGGCTTTTCGCAGTTTTTCGAATTCACCCTGCCGGTCAAGGAAACCGTCACCGTGAGCGTCAGCGACAGCGCGATCGGGGCCGAGCGGATTACCGGTGGAACGCTGTCGCTCAACACCTTCACCTCGAGCGTGCCCGTGTCGCCCTTTCAGCCGCTCGGCGCCCTGATCGAGAGTTCGCCGATCGCCGACGTCCTCGGCGGCCAGGAAGCGACCGTCGCGCCCGATCCGCTCGTCGCCGGGGCCTATTTCGCCGAAGTGTCGGGAATTAGCGGCGGCTCGCCGATCCATATTGCGATCGACGGCACGATCACCGGCACAGCAGTGCCGGAAGCCTCGACCTGGACGATGCTGCTGGTGGGCTTTGGCGGCCTTGCGTTCGGCGCCATGACCCGCAAGCGCATGCGCCTGCTGGCTTAAATCAAGCCGCAGCATCTGAGCCAAAGCTCGTTCCAGAAGTCCTCGTCGTTAAGCCCGTCGGGGTTGTCCAAGGCGTCTAACATCGCACGCTCGGGCGACCCCGGTTCGTGGCCGATGAAGTTCGACAGAGCGGAAATCGCGCAAAACACCCTGGGATCGTCTGGATCGCAGTTCGTTGCAATTAATTCGGTGGCCAACTCGAGCGAGCACTCCCAACCGACTTTGCGATATTCTTTCATGCCATCCTGAACGCGCGCCTCTGTTGTCTTGGGCATTGTCTAGTCCTCCCAAGGCAACAGTTTGCACTATTCTATGAAACTATCTACGTTTAACAGCCATATATTATTTAGATGTTAAATGTAGATTTTTTAGATGTTAGACGTTTAACATCACGCCACGATTACTTGCTTAAATCAAGCCGCGAATGTTGCGCCTCAGCCGCCCCGACCCGCGGCCGAGGCTGGCCGACAAGCCCCCCACCAGGTGGAAGGCGGTGGCGAAGGTCCTATAGGCGTCGGCCCCATGGCTGTAGGGCTCGGGCCCGTGCACCGGGTTGCCCATCTTGTTCTTCCGGTACCCTCTCAGCATCGCTAGGCCCTTGCGGCATTTGACCTGATCGAAATAGCTCAAGCCCAAGAGCCCGCGCGCCGCCGCGATCCCATCCTCGGGACCGGCGAACGGGGCGGTCACCACCGGCTCATCCAATTGATCGATGAGATAGGACCGTCTCGATTGCCCGGTCGAAATCTCGCGCGCCTCGACGTCGTGGGGCAGGCAATGGGCCTTAAAGACATAGCCGCCCTTGTTGGCCCGCAAACGGAGCTCCTGGGCGTAGTAGTCGAGGCCTTTGCCGTTGTCCTGGATATAGTCGATGAAATGGATCTCCTTGCCGCAGATCTGATAGAGCCAGATGCAGCAATAATCGTGAATGCCTAAGTCCCAAGCCGTGATCACCGGAACGGCCAGGTCGACCGGGACCGAGCAAATCCGCCCCTGAACCGCCAGCTTGTTGAGGATCTCGCCGTAATACGACCCTTCGACCGGCGCGTCGAACGAGCACTCCATCTCGCGGGCGTATTCCTCCGGGCTCATGTCCTGGGTGAGTTCTTTTTGCTCCGGGTATTTCAGCGCCTGCTCGCCGGTGGCGGAGAGCGGGATGATGTGGAAATCCCAGCGCGGATCGTCCTCGTAGCGCAGGCGCAGCTGGTTGAAATGATCGTCGCCGTTCGACGTGCCCGAGACGATGCCCCAGCCGTGATAGTCGGCTAAGCAAGGGCGAACCACGGTTGAGAACACGATCGGGTTCAGAAGCGGATATTCGTCCAAGGCGATGCCGTCGAAATACATCCCCCTCATTCGCTCGTAAGCTGCCGCGCCGCCATAGAGCTTGATGGTCGCCGAGTTCGGCAGAATGCAGACGAGATCGCCCTCGAGGTGGCGAACGCCGGGGATGCCCTCGGTGTATTGCTTTAAGTAAGCCCAGACGAGGTCTTTGGCCTGGTCGAACGAGGGGCCGACATAGCCGTAGCGCGGCGGCGGCAATTTGCGCGGATTGAGACTCGCCGCGCGGATCAGTTGGTTGGCGATCGCCACCGTTTTCCCCGCTCGGCGATGGCAGCACAAGAACTGCCAACGCTTGGTCGAGGCGTGCAGGGCGCGGAAGTGCTTCCGCGGCAGATAGGGGATTTCGATCCGCTCGTCGTCGACGAGCGCGCCGCCTTCCGACGGCGCGTCGAGTTCAAGCATTTATTTGGGCTGCGGCCTGGCCGGCGGCGTCCGGCCAGGCAATTGCCCAGCCGTTGGCGGCCGTTGGCCCGGACGCTGGCCGCTGGGCAGTTGACCGGGTTGCGCCGGCGGCCGCTGCGGCGGCAGGCCCTGACCCGGACGCGGCGGGGGCTGGCCGGGCCGCGGCGGCTGGACGTCAGGGTGCTCGGGATGCTCGCCCTCGCCCTCTTCAATCCCGTAGTCGGGATCCGTCTCATGCTCGGGGATGTTCACGACCGTATAGCGGTAGCCGACGCCTGAAATGAACACCAGGACCAGCGCCTTGCCGGCGGGAACCGAAGGCGGCAGCGGCGGCCAAATGGTGCCCGGAGGCGGATCGATCGGCGGCAACGGATGGCCGGGGACCGGCGGCAGACCGGTGTCGGGATGCTCGGGATCGAGCGGCCAGACGGGCAATTGCCCCGCTTCGCCCTCGCCGCCCTCGCCGGTGTCCTCGATGCCATAGCCCGGGTCGACCGGGCCGCCGGGACGCGGTCGCGCCGGCAGGTGGCCCGGGTGCCCTGGCGCGCCGGGAATGCCCGGCAAGCCATGATCGGGTCGCCCGCCGCCCCAGCCGGGCCGACCGCCGGGCAAGCCCTGGTCAGGATGGCCCCCTGGGGGGTCGATAATCTCAAAATACGCATATGGCATGGACGTATTCCTCGCTGAATTGCCAATTTGGCATTTTCAGTCTTATGCTAGCCCCACAAAACATCAATGACGTTCCGAAATTGAGTACCAAATAGGTACAAAGGAACGAACAGGGTTCAACTCGGGAACGCTGGTCAATTGGGGTTAAACTGTGGCGCTCGAGCAGTTATTCGCTTCATTCAAGGAAGGCGGACCGCCCGAGGGCTATGATCCGGCCGACCCGGAAACCTACGAGCAATTCATCCAGGCTCTGATCCGCGACAGCCGCGATTACGAGGGCTCAGTCCTCGCTCCGGTCAGGGACAAGTCGCAGAAATATTACTACGGCCTGTTGCCGTCAATCAATCCGGATGGGTCGCCCTACAGCGACACGCTGATCATTCAGGATCCAAGCGCTACTTACGAGCAGATCCTCGGCTACGACCAGGAGACGGCCAACAAATCGACCTACGTCTCAACCGACGTGCGCGACGCCGTCATGCTGATGCTGCCGAGCCTGGTCAGATTGTTCGCGGCATCCGAAAACGTCGTCGCTTTGGCCCCGCGAACCCAGGCCGACGTCGACGCGGCGCAGCAGCAGACCCAATACATCAATTACGTCTTTTGGCAGGATAATCCGGGGTTTCTGATCCTGTACGGCGCCTTTAAGGACGCGATGACGGTCAAGACGGGTTTCGTGAAGTGGTGGACCGACGACCACAAGGAAACTAAGAAAAAGACCTTCATCAACCTGAACCAGCAGCAGATCCAATTGCTGCAGCAGCAGGACGCAACCGCCAAGGTCGAGCACCTGGGCGATCTCGATCCGGTCATCGGGACCTATGCCGAGGTCACCTTCTCCTACCAGGTCGACAAGCCCTTAATCAAAGTGGCCGGCGTGCCGCCGGAGGAAATGCGGCTCGACCGCTACGCCAGAACTTTCTCGACCTCGCGCATCGTCGGCCACCAGCGCGTGGTGGCGATCGATGAGCTGGTCGCCATGGGCTACGAGCGCGAACAGTGCATGGATTTCCTGCAGAGCCAGGACATCCAGAACTTCACCATGGAGA